GCCGCCCCTGAAGTGCAGCACCTTGTCGCCCCATACGAAGTCGCCGGTCACGCCGCCCGTGACGCCGTTCGGAAGGTCGAGCGTAGTGCCGTCGCCGCTCGGCGTGTCGGCCTCTGCCTTGATCCATAGGAAGTAGGAGGACGTTCCGGACGGGTTAGGGATCGTCGCGGAGATGGTGTAGTAGCCCGCGAACGTCTGGCCGTCGTAGGTGCGCTGCTCGGCATGATAGACCGGCTGCGAGACATTCGCGTCATCCAGCTCGGCGAAATCGGTACGGGCGTTCAGCGTGTTGCGGTGAAAGACGATCGGCTTGACGGTGCCAAGGTCAGCGGTAGAGACGTAATCGACCTCAACGACGATGCGCGCGGACGTCTTCTCGATCCACCGCGCCTCGACCATCGCCAGGATGTCGTTGTCGGTGATGATGACGAGCGCGGAGAAGCTGTCGGAGAAGCCCGAGCGGTAAATCACCACGTTGTTGCTCATGATGTTCTCGGCGACGGCCTGGAGTGCGTTGGTGACGCCCTGCGCCGTATGCTGTGCGGCGGCGGCCTTCTGCTCGGCGATCGTCGCCTTGACCGCGTTCGTGGCGACGTCCTCGACGGACGCGACGCCCTCGACGTTCAGGTTGCCGCGCTGATCGACCATCATCACGATGTTGGTGACGTTTGCGGCCATCAGGTCTAAGCCGCAAAGGACGCAAAGGATCGCAAAGAGGTTTTTCATCGTTTCACGCCTTTCTTCAGTTCACCGCATTGAGGTTGACGTTCGTGGTGGCCTCGTAGGTGAGATTGCCGTTCCGCATCCTGGGCGTCCACCAGACTTCGAGCTCGGCGTCCCAGATGCCGCCAAGCGACTGCTCGCGGATCGCGGCGGTCACGTCTTCGGGCGTAGTCGCGCCGACCTCGCTTGCCGTGTAGGTCGGCTTCGTCTGGGCCTTCGCCCATGAGCTGATCGTCGGGTCGGTTTCCGTGTAGCTCTGTAGCGCCGACATCGCCCTATTGGAGACGGTGGCGTAGTCGCCGGGCGCGGGGGCGAGCTCGACAATTTTCGCCTCGGTCTCTGCCCTTGTGTAGTAGTTTGTCTTGATGTCTACGTCGTACACGACGGAGCTCTTCTTTGCCACGTCGCCGAGGACTGGCCATGCGAGTCGCGTGGGCGCAGTGCCGCCGAAGGTTATCCCGGATGCCTCACCGTTAGAGAAATATGTCCCATCCGAGATACTGAAATAGCAAACGGCCACGCCTGTCACGCTGTCGGCGAGCCTGTAGTATAGGGGCCCCAACTGGTCGACGACAATCCCGCCCGAATTGACGATGCTGTAGGAGTCCCCGTTGTAGACGTACGCAATCGGAAAGCAGTCGCCGGGCAGTCCCTTCCCTTGCCCGATTACTATCTCCCTGTCCGCCTTGCCAGCGATCGCCGTGTCCTGTAGCGCGTTGGTGATGGCGGCGTGGACGGCGGTGTTGGAAACTACGGCATAGTTCCCAGGCGCGGGGGCTGTGGCCTTGATCGTCTCGACAAGCGCGGTGTTGTTTGTCGAGAAGTCGGGCGGCGGGATTTGGGAGATCGCCGCGTCCGTCTCCGCCTTGGTGTAGACGTTGGTCGCGTCCGCAAGCCCTTCAAATGTGACGTTAGTGACTACAGGCGGATTTGCGTCGAAGTCGAGGTCGTTGACCGGCACGGTCTGCACCGTCGCCGCGGTGGCCACGCAAGCGGCGAGCGCCGTCACGACAGTCGCGCCGAGCCTGCGTCCCAGCTCCCGCACGGCGTCGCGCAAGTCTGGAATGGTGTTCGTCTTTACGTCCAGGCCCGCGAAGTCGCTGTGCTTGACGTCGCCGCCGGTCGCGACCGGCCGCGTCGATATGACTTTCCCTCCCGGGTAGAATTCTCCCGCATCCTCTCGTTTGTCCATAGCCGCTCCTTTCATTCCGCGGCGGAAACGCCGCGCACGCCTGTCTTGCCGATTTCGGCGTTCTCGCCGAACTGCGTGTCCATCTGCTGCAGCGCCTGGATCCAGCGCTGGTAGATGTCCTGCGACGCCGGAGACATCTCCGCGATCGCGTCCGGGTTCTCCTGCTGCATCCTCTGGTGCCACTCTAAGCGCGCGGCGTAGTTCCACTTGCCCTCGGTGTCCATCTGCGGCATGATCCCCGCCTTGATCTTGACGAAGTTCTGCTCCTCGTCCTTGAGGTCGTCGCCGATGATCTCATCCGACGACTTGAAGCTCGCGCCCTGGCATTCCGGGAACAGCTGCAGGAAGGCGTTGCGCATTACGGGGCCACGGTCGATCTCGTTCTTCGAGTCTAAGGGCACGATGATCTGACCGAGCGCGTTCACGCGGTCGATCAAGTCCTTGTGGTTCATGTTCGCGGGGTTGAACTTCAGCGTGAGCTGGAAGTCGCCGTCAAGATCCTCGTGCCGGAGCCCCTGCGTGTCGGCCTCGCCCGTCACGGACGCAAGCGCCGCGTCGCTCGCATAGTCCTGCGCCGCCTCTACGAGCCGCCGGTAGAGCTCCGCGAACTGACTCAGCATGAACGCCGTGAAGCTGTTCGTGCGCGTCGACACGTCCGTCTCGCCGTTGGAGAGCCCGAGGAACGCATACAGGTCGTCGCGGATCGCCTTGACCTGCTCCTTCGCCGATGCCGGATATGCCGGCGGCTGCATGAAGGCGACGTCGTCGTTCTGCCCCATGGGGATGGCGCCGAACGGCTCGAGGACGACGTTCCTCACCCGCGCGCCCTTCGCCTTGACCGCCGGAAGCGACCCGACGATCGCGTTGTCGTTCGCAAAGTCCTTGAGGCACTTGGCAAGTCCCTGGTCCGGTGCGCAGATGTGCGCGAGCCCGCGAGAGGCAAGGCAGTTGTTCGCAAGCGCCTCGCGCTGGAAGAACACCGTCTCCCACTTTCCGCGCCGCGATCTCAGGACGCGCTTGCCGAAGGCGGATCCCTCCGCCTGGCTCAGCACGCTCACCCAGCGCGTCGTCTCGCCGTCCTCGTTCACCTCGGTCGTGTAGCACCAGACGATGTTGACCATGTTCTTCATGTCCTCGGCATGGTCGTAGTCGCGGGTGTCGTAGAAGTTGCCGCCCTTGTGCTTCAGCGTCTCCTCGACCCAGGTCTCGTCCCATTCGTCGTGCGTCGCGAGCTCCCTGAGCTCGGTCTCCGTCAGCCATTCCTGGCGGAAGAGCGGATCTGCGTAGTCGAAGTCCTCCGTCCCGGCCGGAATCATGAAGTCGTCGCCGAAGCGCAGTGCCGTTATTTCCGGGCCTTCCCATTTCGAGGCGGTGACAAGCGCCTCGCACTCGCCCTCCTCCGCGAGCGCGGCGAGTATGTCGTCGATGTCCTGCTCGCGGCATCCCTTGAGCGTGACGAGGAACGCCTCTGCGAGTTCCATCGCCTTCTCGTCCGCGCCGTCTACGGCAAGCGTCCATTCTACCGCGGCGTCTTCCTCTGCGACTTCGCCGGAGTTGACGCGCCACGCGACGTATTCGCCCTGGAGCGTCTTCATGTCGAGCGTCGCGACGCCCATCGTCAGCTTCGTCGCCCAGCCGACGTCCATCGCGCCCACGGCGGGAGTGTCGACGAGCGTGTACCTGAGCAGGGCGGAAATCTGGATGTACCATTTCGCGCCGATCTTCTGGCGACACCACTTGAGAAGCCGCGAGATCGCCCCGGCGCGGCGCGTGCCGTCGGGCGTTCCGTCGCAGACGACCTCGACCTTGCACATGTCCAAGGCGACTATGAGCAGCGACAGCAGTTCCTGGAATGCCGTGTCGCCCCACCTGACGCGCTGGTCGCTCGCGCCGTCGAAAGGCCACGCCTCCTCCTCGTCAGTGTCCATCCTCAGTCCGTTCGGGCTCTGTCCCTTCCAGATCTGGTTGAACGCCTTTTCCTCGCGCTCGCGTCCCGAATAGTATTCGTTCGAGCGCGTCGTCCAGTACGTGAGCTCACCGACGAGGCGTGCGCGCTCGTCGGACGAGAGCGTCTTCTCGGTGCCGATTCGCTTCATGTGGGAGGAGGTTGAAAAGATGAAAAATTGAAAAGTTGAAATGCGGGCGGCGGCAGTCGGGTGATTCTGCCGCCGCCCAGGAGGTAAAACCTCTTACGCCGTGTGGCGCACGCGGAACTGACCCATCGGGTTCAGGCACGTGAGGCGCAGCGTCGTCTCGTGCCATCCGCCGGGGCCGCCGCCCTCGTCAACGATGTTGAAGTGCTCCATCGGCGAGAGCGTCGCGAAGCCCCACATCGTCGGGTCGATGAAGATTCCCGACTTGTAGCTCTGCGCAGTCGCGCCCCAGCTCGCCGTCTGCTCGTCCCACTTCGTCGCGTCCCACGCGCCGGCGGACTCGATGGCGGTCTTGCACTTGTAGTACTTGCCGTCCTTCTCGACGTAGTCGCCAACGGCGTAGGTCTTCGAGGTGGAGAACGCGGCGGTGCCGAACGGCGCGCCGGTGATGTCGTTCATTACGTGGTCGTCGTTCATCACGTGGCAGCGTACGCCGTCGAAGATGAAGTCGTCGCATATGAGCTGCAGGACCTTCTTGTCGGACGGCTGCTGGCGCTGGATGTTGCCCTGGTTGATGTTTGTCGCGGCGGCGAGCCACCCGGACATGATGCCCTTCAGGTCGATGCCGACGACGCCCACGAGCGCGAGGTTGCCGGTGCCGCGCTGCTTCTTGGCCTTGATCATCTCGGCCTTGAAGAGCGCTTCCGTGAGGTTGGCGACATTGCCATCGTAGCCCGCGACGGGCACGAGGTCGAGCGGGATCGGATACACCGCGTGGACGTCCGTCGCCTGAGCGGCGTTGCCCCTCGGCTTGAGCCAGCACGCGGCGCCGCGCATGATCGGCTTCTTGGAGTTCCCGTACTCGACCGCCTCCTGGTCGGAGAGCGCCGCGACCTCGACGGAGAGCGCGAGGTTCTGCGCGTCGAGCGCCTGCTTCTGGGCGCGGGTCATGCCGCGGCGGTCGTTGTGGCCGGGCATCTTCTCGCGGTGGCGGGTGACGCGGTAGCCTTCCGAGCGGAAGATCTCCATCACGTGCGCCAGCACGAAGTCGGTGTATTCCTTGACCTGCGTGCGGTCGAAGTCGACGCCTTCCGCGACGGACGCGTCACGCGCCTTCGGGAACGCCTTGACCTGCACCTTCTGCTCCCAGTCTACAGGCTGGCCCTTGATGCGGCCGACCAGGTTCTGGAAGAGGAGGTCTTCTTTGCGCGAGGCGACGACGCCGTCGTGGTAGTCGGGATCGACGAGCTCGCGGTTTACTGTAAAGTATGCCATTTTGTCAGTCCTTTTCTTTGTTTGAGGCGGCGATCATGCGCACGAAGTCCTTTTCGTCGCCGACGTCGCCCCAGTTTGCCTTTTTGCCCGATTTCGCCGTCGGCTTCTTCTTCCCGGTCGGCTTGTCGTGCAGTTTCTTGCGCTCTTTCTTGTTCGCAGGCGTCTTCTTGCCGTCGGGCTTCCACCCGGCTTTCATGGCCGCAAGGCCAGTCTCGAAGATGCCGCGCACCTTGGCCGTCAGTTCCTTGCGGCGGTCGCCGTAGCGGTCCTTCAGGTCTTCGAGCTGCGCGCGGAGCTTCCGCACGCGCTTCTTGACGTCGCCATACGACATCGTGCTGCCGTTCCCAAGTTCCAGCTCGGCGTCGCGCTCGTTCTCGTCGAGCCAGTCCTGGTAGCGTTCGATCACCTGCGGGATCTCCGCGATGTCCTGGAACGCCTTAGCTTCGTCTTTAGTCATGAGCCCGGGGAGGATTCCCGTCGCCTCTGCCGCCGCGAGGAGGGCGCGTCCGTCGTCCCCGCTCAGCTTCTTGGCTTCTTCGAGCTGCTTCTCGAGGTCCTTCGTGCGGCCTTCCGCCGCTTTCATTCGCTCGTTCAGCTGCCGGATGCGCTTCTGCGCGCCTTTGCCCAGATCCTCGTCATCCTCAGGATCGTCCTCTGGATCATCCTCGGGGTCGTCTTCAGGATCGTCCTCTGGATCATCCTCGGGGTCGTCTTCAGGATCGCCCTCGGGATCATCCTCGGGGTCGTCTTCAGGATCGTCCTCGGGATCATCCTCGGGGTCGTCTTCAGGATTGTTGCGGCCGCCGCCCTCGTCGTCGACCGGCGCGAGATAGACGGGCATCTGACCCAAGGTTAGCATTAGCAGTTTCCAGTTCATGACTTGTTTTCCTTCTCCGGCCTTTTCTGCCTCCGGCGCAGTTTCGGTGTCGCGGTCTCCGGTTTTACGAGCGTTGCGCAGTGCCGCGATCTGCGCGCTCGACAAGTCAATGATAACAAAATGTCAAGGGCAAAAACCTAAATTCTGCCCTTTTGCCGTCGTTTTATGGGTAACGTTACCCCTTTTTACCACCAAATGCGACTTTTTCGCGGGCGCGAGCCGTCGCGCGGCGGCCGTCTGAGGTCGGTCGTCGACTGGTTGTCGGCCGCCGACTGCCGGCTGTCGTCAACCGACGGGCGGCGACTGCTCGCCGCGCCCTTCCATCCCCAGATGTCGCTCATCACTGCATACCGAACGAGATCCACCATGTCCTTGCAGGCGCCCTTCTGCCCGTCGCGCCCGGTGAGCATCTTCAGACACGTAATCGTGTTGACGCAGCTCTTCGCGATCTTGAGTTTGCCGGCCGTGAACTTGTCGTTCATCCGCGTGTAGCCGACTTCGAGGCGCTGTCCGTCTGCGACCACCCAGCCGTCGCAGTAGTCCTCGAGGTCTTCCAGGAGCGTGCGGTTAGTCGTCTTGGAGATCTTCGACTGCGATGCGGCGCGTGAGTCCAGGACGCGGAACTCCATCGTCTCGCCATCCTCAAGCCGCTCAACCTCGTCGAAGATGTCGGTATATCCCCATCCGAAGCTGATCTGCCCTTCGCCGCGCTCGCCGTCGTTCAGTCCGTCGTTCTTGTCGCTCGGCACCGCCCACGGGCCTGGCACGCCCTGTCCCGGCACTTCGTAGTTTCCCGGCCATTCGCGGCACATGTACAGCGTGTCCGTCTGGATGTGGTATCCGAACCATCCGAAGCACCAGTTCCGCTCCGGGCTCGGGTCGCAGACCATAAAGCGCACGAGATCCGGCGGGATCTCCTCGTCGGCGACGATGTTCTTCTCGATCGTCGTCTTTTTGAACATTTTGCCCTTCAGGTCCTCGGCGACGCCGTAGACCGACGCGAGGATCCGCTTTTCGCTGCCCTCGCCGGCCATCTTCGTCGCGATCAGCTCTGCGGGGAGTCCGTAGGGGTTGTCGCTGCCATAAAACCAAACTGCAGCTGCTTCTCCTCCCTGGCACACCGCGACGCGCGGCGTGAAGTCAAACTCTCGCCCGTCAGGACCAGGGCCAGAATATCGACCATCTCCCTCGCCGAGTAGCCATTCAAAGCAGCTCTCGGGGCGCGATTCGGGCACGCCGCAATCGCCGCCTTGACTTTCTCTACGCCACGCCGTAAGTTTTTCATACTCCTCCTTTGTCAAGTTAAGCTCGTTCCAGGGTTCGCGCGGCCCTCCGTCGCGCGGCCGCAAGTATGCACGGTGCCAGCGCGTCACGACCGCGCCGTCAAGGAACGCGGCGATCGAACTCGTGTAGCCGTGCAGCGGCGTGAATGTTCCAAGGAACACGCCGCCTCTCGACGTCACGCGCGTCGTGTAGAGGTCGTAGTGTCCCTTCGGATATTCCTCGTCGAGATGCGCAAGGTCGTATTCGCTGCCCTCGAGCGATTTGACTTCCTGCTCGTAGGATCCCCAGTCGTGCAGCGAGCCGTTGCCGTAGATGACGCGCGATCCGGCGAAGCCGTTCTTCTCGGTGTAGCTGATGTTCTCGGTAATGTCCTTGGCCTTCTTCGTCGCGACGTTGCGCTTCTTGAGGTCGTTCGTCATGTAGTGCCAGTAGCGCGGCATCTGAATCTTCTTCTGCGTCTTCAGTGTCTGCGCGCCGGAGAAGACCTTCTTGTTGCCCTGCATCGCGGTCTGGACGCAGAGCTTCATGGCGAAGTCCGTCTTGCCGCTTCGGTTCGAGCCCATTATCAACAACTTGGTTACAGCGTGTTGAAAACCCAGCCGCTTGCGCATTGCCTCGGCAAACTCTTCGGCTTTCCAGTCTTGGTGGCCGAACTGTGTTTGGCCTACCCGCCTGATCGTCGCCCTCTCGTAGTCGCTCCAGCAGGGATTGCGCATGAGCGCCTTGGCGACATACCAGATCGGCGGTTCGTAGCCGAAGTTGTACGGGTCGCCGTGGCGCTGGGCGATCTGCCGCGCGCGAAGCTTCTCCAGAAGGTCTCGGGCCTCTTTTGGCTCGATTCCCCTGGCGCGGGCGAACGCGGCGATCTGATCGACCGTCGCCGGCTGCACCATCGCGTCACGCATCGTCGCCGTCCCTCTTGTGCTTGTGGTTCTGCCACTCCTTGACGCCGCTGTCGTAGGCGATGCCGAAGCGTCGGAGCGCGGCCATTCCGCCGCGTATCTCGGCAAGCCGCATTTCGCTCAGGCGCCCCGGGCTTGTCAGCTCGTCCTCGAGCTGCGCGTACACCCACTGCGCGATGAGAAGCGGCATCCGCCGCGAGCCTTCGTGCGTCGCCTCGAAGAACGCCTCGACCGTCTTGTCGTCGACGTCCGGAATGCGCTTGAAGTCAAACGCCGGAGCATGGTTGAAAAGCTGAAGGTTGAAGAGTTTCATCCGATCCCCTTTCGTTTTGAGATTTCGCCCGCGACCCATTCGCCGCGCTTCTTGTCCCAGTGCTCCCAGCGCCCGGCACGGTAGCGCTCCTTGACGACGCCGATGTGGTTCCTGTGGCCGTTGGCGCTGTTGCCGTCGTTCCAGTTGCCGTCCTCGGCCTGCCAGTGGTAGCGCCGCTGCATGTCCTGCCAGAAGCCCTCGCCCGCGTCGGTCAGGACCTCCTTGCCCTCGGTGGCGACGGCGTTCATGACGGCGGCGCGGCTCTTCGCGCCGACGCGTCCCTCGCCGCGCTTCGCGCCGACGGCGCGCCGGAGCTCGTAAAGCTTCTTC